CTGCTGGCCCTGATGCGCGAGCACGGTGAGTGGCACTGTGAAGCCGGGCCTTCGAGCTTCTACCGCTGGTGGAACCGGCGGCCCAACGTGTGATATCCTGAACGCATGCGATCTACGCACATAAACCGCCGAAGCTTTGCCCAGCGCAGACGCCGCGCCGCTGAACTTGACGCGCGCGAGGAAGCGCCGGCATACCCGGCCCATGGTCAGATCGTAGGGCGGATCGTGTTGGAGCTGTACGGCTCGGTTGTCAGCGCTGATCTGCTATCGACCGGCAAGCACTGCCGGAGCTACGGCGTCCGAATTGATGGCGAGGTGGTCGGCGTTCTCGGTGCGGATCGGGCTTGGCGAGAGATCAGCAAACGGATGCCGAGGCTGGCGTCGAAGAGGGTTGTTTGATACCCAAAGTAGAACTAAGCGGGCACCAACGGCCCGCGCGGAAGGAAGAGAAATGAGCGAAAAGACCAGGGCCGTCGGTGCTCCGCTTTGGCGCCGGGTTTGGCCTTCGGCGGTTGACGGTGAGAAGTTTGCAAGCCAACACTTCCGACTGCGCAAGGGAGAAAACATGTGCGGCAACAGAACGATATGGCTGGACCTGAAAGGCAGTAGCTACGTGCCGGCCGCTACGGACAGGCGCAGCGCGACAGCGCTGGCAAAACAATTGCGCTTGGCCGCTGACTGGCTGGACATGCAGAAAACGCACGCTTTCCGCAAGCGATCAAAGGCCTAGCGTTTTGGTAACCGGCGCCCGCGCCGAGGTTGGCATCGAAGAGGGTTGCATGATGAACAAGTCGGAACACAAGGTCGTTGAGGCCAGCAAAGTTAGTACACGGAAGCGGCTGGGTTTGGCAATCCCGGTCGTGCTCGATGATGGTTGGATGGCTCAGGTGGTCGTGCCACGCGACATGAGTCGATCCGAGATGTTGCGGCTGCGCCGTGTGCTTTGGACATTGGCGGTGCCATGGGAGAAATGAGACACAAGATCACCCCAGAGCGCATCCGTGAAGTCCTCGCGCGTGGCGAAGTCGAGGAACTGCGCGCTATGGTCTGCGAGCTGGCCGACCTGTTGCCGCTGCCGATTGACGAGCGCGAGCAGGCGTGCCGCGAGGCGATGGGGGAGGTATGAGCCGGAGCAAGTACGGTAACACCCGGTGCGAGTGGAATGGCAACGTCTACCGCAGCAAGCGGGAGATGGAGCGCCACAAGGAATTGTTGCTGATGGAGAAGGCCGGGTTGATCAAAGACCTGTGGCGAGAGCAATCGTTCGAGCTGGTGCGCAGTGTCAAGTTTCAAGGCGCAGCGCGCGCCACCCCTGCGCTGCGATACGTGGCCGACTTTACGTATTTTCAGGACGGCCGCGATGTGGTCGAGGACTGCAAAGGTGTTCGGACGCCGGTTTACAAGATCAAGCGGCATCTTATGCTGGCGTTGCTTGGAATTGAGGTGATCGAGACATGATCCCTGATACAAAGCCGTGTCCTTTTTGCGGATGCGATGAAGTTGAAATCTACGAAGGCGCCTCGTTCCGCTGGATGTGCGCGGGCTGTGTCGAGTGCGGTGCTCGGGCCGGCGAAATCAGAGTGCAGACGCTAGGGCCAGGGACGCGCGACGAGTGGCTGGCCAAGGCGATGGCAGATGCGCTCGCCGAGTGGAACAACAGGCGGCCATGAGTCGCTGGTTGCGAAGCGTGCGCCCTAACGTGTGTTAGCCAGATGGCGCGCGATCTACAGGGGCAACGAACATGAAGCGCTTCTTCATCCTGGCTCACCACGAGGCCCGCAAGCGCGCCCGGCAAGCCGTCGAGGAAGCGCCGGACGGCTACTCCGTGACCGTGGCGCCGCCGCGCAGGACATCGGACCAGAACGCACATTTCCACGCGATCTGCACGGACCTAGCGCGCTCGGATGTCAAGTGGGCCGGCAAGCCGCGATCCGCCGAGCAATGGAAAGTCCTGCTGGTGTCCGGTCATGCCGTGGCGACCAAGCAAGGGGCCGAGATGGTGCCCGGCCTTGAAGGCGAGTTCGTCAACCTGCGCGAATCAACCGCCATGATGAGCAAGGCCCGGGGATCGAGCCTGATCGAGTATGCGCTGGCCTTTGCCGCAGAGCATGGGGTAAACCATGACTAATAGCGAGCGCGATCATCTGGCGCGCGTGGCCGCCTTGGGCTGCATCATCTGCCGGTGGCTAGGATTCGGCGAGTCCCCGGCCCAGGTGCATCACGTCCGAGCCGGCCAGGGCATGGCGCAGCGGGCCGGGCACTACTGCGCGATTCCGCTTTGCGAGCCGCATCACACAGGCACGCATGGCGTGCACGGGGACAAGCAATGCCTGCTTCAACTCCGGTGCAGTGAGATGGACCTGCTGGATATGACGCTAGCCGAACTCGCGAAATGAGAAGGCCCCGGGTTAGCGGGGCCTGTGGAACCTACTCGATCCGGGCGAGCGCTAGGCAGGGGCCGGTCGTTCGGGAGTGGCGGGATTTTGGGTTAGCGTGCGCTTACTTGTCAAGCGACGCTTGGCCCGCGTGAGTGTCGAGGGCGCAACACCTGCCATAGATGCGGCTTTGCGGACAGAGTAGCCGGCTTGTATCAGGCCGAGGCCGACCGATGTCGCCTCGCACTGTCTGCCGCTCATAAGGCGACCTGCTCGCGGCTCATGACGAACCGGCTCTGCGCCTGCACGTTGTCGGCGACGCACAGGCGCTGCAGTTCGGCCTTGGCAGCTTCGCGGCTGGAGAACCAGAAGCTGACTTGATGCAGGTACTTGCCGTCCTGCAGCGCGTCGATGCTGATTTGCTGCGGGGCGTGTTGGACGGCGGCGTAGGTGGTGGTCATGTCGTATCTCCTGTTGTCTGCAATCATGACAGGATGATCGCGCCAGCGCGATCCGGCCCGAGCTTGTCGGCGACGGCCTCGACCCATGCGCCGGGGGTCTCGTGATCGCCCACCAGGTAGAGTTCTTCGTCGGTCATCTTCGATGCCATCCCTGCGGCATCCGTATCGTTGATGGCGATTTCGTGTTCGGCCGTGGTGTGACTGTAGGGATTGGTCAGGGTCAGGGTGGTGATTTCGCGCATCGCGGGGCTCCTGTTGTCTGGACGACACCTCGTCATCCAGTGCCTGTAGTGTATGCGTGCTGCACACAGCAGGTCAAGGATAGATTGGCTATGGATGCGACTCATGAACTGTGGAACAATGGCATATGGCCGCCAGAATCCGCAAGCAGCACCAGGACGAGGTACGCGAGCGCATCCGGGTCAGTCAGTTGATCAATGTGCTTGAAAAACAGGCACTTGATGATGGCGCGGACCTGAGTCCGAGCCGATTGAAGGCGATTGAGATACTTTTGCGCAAGAGTCTGCCCGATCTGAGCGCGATCGAGATGTCCGGAGAGATGTCGCACAGGGTTGATCTGGTCGAAACGCTCAAGAAGATGCGTGGATAGCCTGGCCGACCATGTTGCCGCCTGGCGCCGCGAGGGGCCTGCACTGTGGGCCAAACACGTCCTGGGTGCGACGCCGACAGAGCAGCAACTAGAGGCCGGGCGGGCACTCGTGGAGCGGCGCCGAGTCTCGATCAGGTCTGGCCACGGTACTGGCAAATCGACCCTGATGGCGTGGTCGGTGCTGTGGTTCTTGAGCTGCTACTACCCGGCCAAAGTACCCTGCACAGCGCCGACCGGCCACCAGCTTGAGGATGTGCTGTGGGCAGAGGTGTCCAAGTGGCTGTCTGTCCTGCGCGATAGGCACCCTGCCCTGGGCGAGCAGTACCAGTGGTCTGCCGGCCGGGTCTACATGACCAGGGCACCGAGCGAGTCATTCGCGGTCGCGCGCACCAGCCGGCCCGAGAAGCCCGAAGCCTTGCAAGGCTTTCACAGCGAGAACCTGCTGTTCCTGATCGACGAGGCGAGCGGGGTCGCCGATAACGTGTTCGAGGTAGCCGAAGGCGCGCTGTCCACAGAGGGCGCTTTCGTCCTGATGGCGGCAAACCCGACTCGGCAGTCTGGTTACTTCTTCGACTCGCAGCACAAGATGCGCGCGAGCTGGGCCGCGCTGCACTGGAATGGCGAAGACTCGCCGATGGTGTCGCGTGGCTACGTGGCCAACATGGCCAAGAAGTACGGCAGGCATAGCCAGGTGTTCAAAGTCCGCGTTCTCGGCGACTTCGTTGATGCGGCCGATGGCGTGATCAGTCTCGAACTGTGCGAGTCCGCCAGGGTCCGTGAGGTGTCCGCGCCTCCTGGTGCGCCAATCGTCTGGGGACTGGACGTGGCTCGCTTCGGCGATGACTCGACCGCCCTGGCCAAGCGTCAGGCCAACGTCATGCTGGAGCCGGTCATCGAGTGGTGGGACCTGGATACCATGCAGACTGTCGGCAGGATCAAAGCGCTGTGGGACAAGGCCCGGCCCGCTGATCGGCCGGTAGCCATCAACGTCGATGTGATCGGCATCGGGGCCGGGGTGGTGGATCGGCTCAAAGAGCTTGAGCTGCCGGTAGTCGGGGTCAACGTGGCCGAGTCCGAGAGCATAGGGGCAGACCCTGATCTGTCATTCAACCGTTTGAGGGACGAACTGTGGTTCCGTGGCCGGCGCTGGCTAGAGGCAAAAGACTGCAAGATGGCCGACGATGACGAGACGATTGCCGAATTGACAACCCCTACATATACAATCCTGAGCAATGGCCGCATACAAGTGGAGCGGAAGGATGAAATGAAGAAGCGCGGGGTCAAGTCTCCGAACCGCGCTGACGCATGGCTCCTGACACTGCACGAGGGCGGGATGCCGATGCGCAAGAGACAGCCCATCAGATATGACAACTCGGGGATCGTGTGAACGTCAAGCCCTTCCTACTGCGATACGACGAACGCCTCGAAAAGCTTGAGCGAAGGCTTCGGACCCTCGAACTGGCCTTCTCCGAGCACTCCCACCCCGAGCCTGAACCAGTCCCTGAACCCGTGAAGCGTGGCCCCGGTCGGCCGCGAAAGGTGGCCGATGGACATCCTGGCGGCGATTGAGCACCAAGAGCAGCTAGCCACAGGCTACGGCAAACTCAACCAGGAGCGCGCGGACGCCCTGGATCAATACCTCGGCCGTCCCTATGGTGACGAGCAGGAGGGCCGCTCCCAGGTCGTGATGCGGGACGTGCACGACACCATCGAATGGCTCAAGCCGAGCCTGATGAAGGTGTTCACAAGCGGCGATGAGGTCTGCGAGTTTCGCCCGGAGGGTCCGGAAGACGAACCCCAGGCCAAGCAAGAGACGGAGTACGTAAATTTCGTCCTGACCCAGAAGAACCAGGGTTTCCTGATCCTGCACGACTGGTTTCACGATGCCCTCGTCCAAAAGACCGGCTACGTGGTGGTCCAGTACGAAACCGAGGACATCTCCCAGCGCGAGACGTATCGCGGCCTGACAGATGATGAGTTCGCCCTCCTGACGCGGAACAAGGAAGTCGAGATTGTCGAGCACGAAGAAGGGCTCGATGAGATGGGGCAGAAGTATCACAGTTGTGTGATCAAGGCCATCAAGCAATACGGCTGTGTCCGCATCCGCAACATCCCGCCCGAGCGAGTCCTGATCGCTGTTGACTGGCCGGACCTGGACCTTCAGCAGTGCCCATTCGTCGAGATCATCGAGTACAAGACCGTCTCCGAGCTTCGCTCAGAGGGGTACGAGGTCGAGGACAACATCTCCGACGACTCCACGCAGACCGATGATGGCTGGCTCGAAACACGCCGATCCGTCACCTACGATGGTGGCCTTGAGCATGAGGACATCGAGGCTGACGCCGCTACTCGCCGGCTGAGAACCCGCAAGGTCTGGATTCGGTTTGATGCTGACGGCGACGGGATCGCCGAGCTGCATCGCATGGTTGTCGTCGGAAGGACGATCCTCGAAGACGAAGAGGACGACCTTATCCCGGTTGCTGCCCTTACGCCCCAACGGATGCCGCACGAGCACTACGGCATGTCGGCGGCGGACATGGTGGCCGATCTCCAGCGCATCCGGACGACCCTCGTCCGTGGCTATCTGGACAACATGTACCTGGCCAACAATGGCCGGTCGGCGATCGACGAAAACCGGGTCAACATCTCCGATCTACTGGTGTCCAGGCCCGGAGGCATTGTTCGCATCAATGGCGATCCGTCAACGGCCATCGTGCCCCTTCAGCATGTCCAGCAAGGGCCTGCAATCCTTCAGGCGATCGAGTACGTGGATTCGGTTCGTGAGAACCGGACAGGCGTCACGCGATACAACCAGGGCCTGGACGCCGACTCCCTGAACAAGACCGCGACCGGTGTAAACCAGATCATGCAGGCGGCACAGCAGCGCATCGAGATGATCGCGCGCATGTTCGCCGAGACCGGTGTCCGATCGCTGATGGTCATTATCCACGCTGTCAGCCTCAAGCACACGCGGCAAGTGGAGATGATGAAGCTCCGGAATCAATGGGTTCCCGTCGATCCACGGACCTGGAAGACGCGCCGCGACATGACCGTCTCCGTGGGGCTTGGCACTGGCAACAAAGACCAGATGCTCGCCCACCTCCAGATGATCTGGCAGATGCAGATGGCCGGCATGCCGATGGGCATTGCGAACCCGCAGAACCTGTACGAGACGGCCGCCAAGATCACCCAGAACGCTGGTTTCAAGCACTCCGAGCCCTACTGGCAGAACCCCGCGCAATCTCCCCCGATGCCGCCGCAACCCTCGCCGGAGCAGATCAAGGCAGAGGCAGAATCTCAGAAGCAGCAGTTCCTGGCGCAGCAGGACCAGATGAAGTTCCAGGCCCAGCAGCAGTTGGAGCGGGAGAAGCTCACCATGCAGCAGCAGGTTGACCAGCAGCGCGAAGAGATGCAGGCCCGGCAGAAGATGCTGGAAGCGCAGCAATCGGCCGAACTGGAACGCATGCGCGCAGAGACACAGGCCATGCAAGAGACTCGGCGCCTGGAGTTCGAGAAGTGGAAGGCCGAGCTAGACGCTACCGTCAAGCTCCAGATCGCTCAGATGGGCAAGCCCGAACCTGATGGCCGGGTGGACCAGATGATGCAGGCACTTCAGGAGATCATGGAAGTGGTCAACGACCTATCTGCTCCTGCGCAGATCATCCGCGACCAATCAGGCCGCGCAGTAGGGGTGCAAAGGGGCAAGCGTACACAATCCGTTGTTCGTGACGATCAGGGCCGGGCAATGGGCCTTCAGTGAGGTAAGAAATGGCAGCATCTTGGACCTTTTACGACTCGTTCCGCGAGTTCTGCGCAGACGGGACCATTGACCTGGACACGCACACCTTCAAGGTGATGCTGGTCGCGTCAGGCTATGCCTTCAACGCGGCGCACACGGTCAAAACCGACATCACGAACGAGCTTGCGACGGCCAACGGCTATACCGCTGGTGGTGCGACTCTCGGCTCCGTGACGTGGACCCGCTCCGGTGGGACGGTGACGTTCGACGCTGCCGATACGGTCTGGACCGCCTCCGGCGGATCGATCACCGCGCGTCGGGCCGTGATCTACGATGACACCGCGGCAAGCGATGAGCTTGTGGCCTCCATCCTGCTGGACACCACGCCGGCCGACGTGACCGCCACCGATGGCAACACGCTGACCCTGCAATGGAACGCATCCGGCCTCTTCACTTTGACCTAGGAGCGAATCATGCTCACACAGGCACAACTCGCAATCCTCAAAGCAGCGATCCTCGCTGATCCGACTCTCAACGCATGGCCGAACAACGCTGACGGCAATTTCGAGATCGCAGCAGCGCTGAACCAGACGGCCACGCCGGACTTCTTTGTGTGGCGTTCGACCCTCTCGCGCGCCGACATCTATCACAAGGTCAGCGCAGAAGGAACGTCCTGGAACTGGACGACCTACAAGGCCCAGTCCGTGACCGAACAAGGCGCCTGGGTGCAAATGTTCATGGGTGATGTCGGCGACTTCAACTTGGACAACCTGCGACTTGGCGTCGAGGCCATCTTTTCAGGCACTCCAGGCAGCGCACAAGGCATCCAACGGACGCACGTCTACGCGGCAGCCAAGCGCAAGGCGACCAGAAGCACGAAGCTCTTCGCGGTTGGCACGGGCTCGCTTGCGGTACCGGCAAAGCTCGGCGTCGGCACTGCTGGCGAGTACATCGAGGGCCGGCTTTCGACGGACGAAATCGAGCGGGCTCGTCTGCTGCCGTAAGGATCAACCATGGCTGACGCAAAAACCGCATACGGGTCTGCTGTCACGGTGACGATGACAGGCATCGAGGACATCGATGCGTCGTCGGGCCTTGTTGCTGGATGGACCTCTAACTCTGTCAACAACACGACTGACAAGTTCCTCGACTTCATCGTCAGCGGGCAGCTCACTTTGGAGTCCACCAATCAGCAGGCCGGGACCATCCTCGTTTGCGTCTATGCCTCGTTCAACAGCACGCCGACCTGGCCGGACATCTTTGCCACCGGCACGGAAGGCAGTGTCGGCGCGGCCTCGATCACCGACTCCGAAGAGCGCGATGCAGCAATGGCAGTCGGCGCGACCATCATCGCGGACGGCAGCGCGTCTGCGGTGCTGGTTGTGAAGCCTTTCAGCGTGTGCGAGGTCCTCGGGCTACGGTTTCCGCCGCCCTACTGGGCGATCTGGCTGACCGGCAACACCGCGACGACGACCGCTGACATGTTCGTGTCCAGCGGCACGCAGCTCTACATCCAGCCCGTTTACGCAACGGTGACCTGATGTTCCTGACGCGCGGCCAGAACACGCGCCAGCCGCGAGGCCCGCGCCGAGTCAGCCAACGCTGGCTAAATCTTGGCCTGAAACTACTGATCTCGCCGACCGAGGTCCATCGGACTATCGTCGGCGGCAAGAGCCTGACCTTCGCGAACGACGCGACGAAGCGGCTCGAATACTTCGAGTTCCCAGGAACGAACGGATACATCGACTGGGGAACCGGCTCGCAGGTTGCACTCAAAGGCGCGCACACGCTCCTTTCTGTCTTCGAGCTTGACAGCCTTGCATCGACATATCCGGTCATCGCTTCGTATGAGTGCGGAGACGGTCGTGTAACCCTGTTTGTTACATCGGATGCAACTTACTCTGATCTTAGCTGGGGAAAGGCTAACGCTGATTCAGGGTCAAATACCAAATTCGACATCCCGGGGTCTGTGACAGGAGTTGAGCACTCCATTGTCCTGCGCGGCGGCGGTGTGAGCACGATGCTCAATTGCACCGGATGGCGCAACGGCGCCCCGATGGCGGCATCGAATTCGGGTGTTCACGGCGCGCAGAGTGGAAACAACATCCTGGGCCAGGCATCTACTAGCAGCCTGACCTTCGACTTCGACGGCCGGATGCGCGTGTTTGCGCTGTTCGATGCGTTGTTGCCCGAGCAGCTCTGCAAGGAGCTATCTGCCAATCCGTGGCAGATATTCGAGCCCATCGATCCATGGGTTCCGCTGGCGGTTGTTGCGGGTGGTGGCCAGACCATTGCCGTTCCTGCCGGAGCACTGACGCTCACCGGGTTTGCCCCGACTGTTTCTGCGGCCGCGAACGTGGTGGTCAGCGTCCCGGCCGGGGCGTTGGCGCTCACCGGGTTTGCTCCGACAGTCGTCAACCCGCACACGATAGCAGTACCTGCCGGAGCACTGACCCTCACCGGGTTTGCGCCCAGCGTCCTTTCTGGCGCGACGATTGCCGTACCTGCCGGTAGCCTGACCCTGACCGGGTTTGCGCCTTCGGTCGTCACGACCGGCAATCAGCTCGTCACAGTTCCGGCCGGCAACCTTACCATTACAGGCTACGCGCCGACCGTCATCGGGGAAGTTGTCATCCCGGACGACACCCATGCGCGGGGCGGCGCATACCGGAACCGGTTCGTCGAAGGCAGGAAGCGGATCGCGCTCCAGCGCCTGCTGTCCTACCTGACAGAAGACGACCCGCCAGCAGAGACAAAGCGCCAGGTACGGGCCGTCAAGGCCGGGAAGCCAGTCCCGCCCGAGGAAAGAAAGCCTCCGGTGGTGATGCAAGAGGTCTCAGCCCAGAAACTGGCGGCAAAGATCATCCCGGAGCGCATCCAGGCCATTGAACAGGCTGCCGCTGCGGGCCTTGACGTTCAACGGGTCATCCTCAAGGCCATCGAAATGGCCCGAGAACGTGACGAAGAAGAGGTAATGCTGCTGCTATGAACGAAGAGATCAAACGTGCCGAAGCTGCGAAGCGAGTCCTCGAAGAACCTCTGCTCAAGGAGGCGTTTCAAGCCATCGAAGCCTCTTTGCTTGCTGAAATCAGGGTCGTGAACGTCGGCGCCATCGAAAAACAGCGCGATTTGATCGTTTCCCTTCAACTATTGCACAAGCTGAAGGGGTATATTTCCACCATCGTCGAAACGGGCAACCTCGCTGCACTGCAACAAGAGCAAACAGCGTGGGCGAAGCTCAAGCGGCGCGTCAACGGAGAGTAAATGGACACCAACCCCAACCCGGAAGTGTCGGAAACACCTGAAGTCGAAGTCGAAGACCGGCTGGCCAAGGCTTTTGGCGCTGGGGATGAAGATGATCCCCAGGACGACAAGCCCCCACAGGACGACGAGGCCGAAGATGTCGAGGCGGAGACGCCAGAGCCAGACGACGAAGATGTCGAATTCGAGGGCAAGGCTTACAAGGTTCCCAAGGAACTCAAGCCGGCCCTGCTGCGCTTCGAGGACTACACCCGGAAGACGCAGGAAGTCGCAAGCATGCGCAAGCAAGTCGAGGATCAAGCGCTGTTCCTCGAAGCACGCCAGCAATTGCTTGTGGGCGCCACGCAGGAACTGGCCGATCTGCGGGCGGCGGAACAGGAACTCGAACAGTACGCGAAAGTGGACTGGGTATCCGAGGCCAACAATGACGCCGGGCGGGCTTTTGCCTTGTCTCAGCGTCAGAAGATGCTGGAAAACCGCGTTGGACAACTGAAGTTCAAGCTGAACCAGGCGGCCCAGCACGCAGAGCAGATTGCAACGCAACACCGACAGAAGCAATGGCAACTTGCCGCCGAAGGCGCGCGGCAGGCCCTTGGGAAGGTGACGGACGAAGAAAACAAGCAAGCCATGAAGATGGTCCTAGACCTCGGGTTCACCGATGCGGACATCCACCGGCTGGCTGACCCACGGATTCTCCAGATGGCGTTCAAGGCGTACAGGTGGGACGCCCTGCAATCAGCGAAGCCCGGAGTAACCAAGAAGGCGGAGAGCGCCCGGCCGATGAAGGCCGTTGCCCGCTCTGCGCCGCAAGCCCAACGCGAAGGCGCCACGCTGCAAGCCCGTCAAGCACTGAAGAAGACCGGCAGCTCGAATGCAGCGGAAGCGTTCTTCGAGTCACTGTTCAAAAGGAAATGAATCATGGCCGCTCTCGCTGGCACCACTGACACCTATGCAATGATCGGAAAGGCCGAAGATGTGCACGACGCCATCTATGACATCAGCCCGACCGACACCCCCGTCCTGACGATGGCCAAGCGCCTTCGCGCGACGAGCACCCAACACCAATGGCAGACCGATTCGCTGGCCTCTGCTGGGCTGAACGCGGTTGTCGAAGGTGACGATGCCACGTTCGCCTCTGCATCGCCGACGGTGATGCTGTCCAACCGTACGATGATCAGCCGCAAAACGGTGATGGTCTCGCGCACGTCGGACAGCATCCGCAAGTACGGCCGCGCCAAGGAACTGGCCCGCCTCACCGTCAAGTACGGCAAGGAAATGAAGCGCGACATCGAAACCGGCTTCGTCGGCGCGCAGGGTTCTTCGGCTGGTTCGGCATCCGTTGCCCGCCAGGCCGGTGGCCTGCGCGCGATGATCGTCAACTACACCCGGGCCTCGGGCACGGCAACCACTGCCGGCACCGTTCCGGGCTATCAGTCCTCGGACTGGACGGCATCGAGCGATTCCACGGCATCGACGTTCGTGGAAACCGACCTCAAGAACGCGCTGGAAGCGGCGTGGACCGATGGCGGCGACCCGAGCGTGATCGTCACGAACTCCAAGCAAAAGAAGCGCATGTCGGCATTCGTCGGCGCCAGCGCCTTCGAGGGCTTCGGGGTTGCCCAAGGCAAGGTCCAGGGCGTGGTGATCGGCGGCGTGGATGTCTACGTCTCGGACTACGGCTCGCACAAGGTCGTTCTGAACCGGTTCATCGGGCAGACGGCCGTGCTGTGTCTGGACCCCGAGTACGTCGGCATCGCGTGGCTCGACAACATCAAGATGGAAGACCTGGCCAAGACCGGCGACGCCGAGAAGAAGATGCTCATCGCCGAGTACACCTACGTCGCGCAGAACCCCGACGCGCACGCCCAGGTGATCGGCTGCCTGGCGACCTGATCCTTGATCCCGGCCCCTTCGGGGGCCTTTTTTTCAATGGAAAAGATTCACCAAGATATCGACGCCCTCACCGGTTTGCAGACGACATCGTTTGTGGACCATGAGGGCGTCCTGCATGTCAACTACCAGCAGGATGCGGAAGCGTCCTTCGAGATGGTCAAAAGCGCCAGGAACGAGGGCGCGGTCTGGAAGCGTGGCATGAAGCGAAGTTTCGCCCCCGCTCTGCACATTCCTGACGGCGTGATCCTCGAACTGCGGGCCATCGGCGTGAACGTCTACACGGCACCCCTGAAGGACCTTGTGGCCGGACTGAGGAAGATCAATCGATACGATGCCTGCGACGTGAGCGGGAAGCGCCTTGTATGATGATTACCAGCATCGTTGACGCACCGATGACCCTTAAGTCGGAAGAGTACCTAGTCACATTCGCCACGTCTTCTGGCGAGATCAAGAAGAGGCTTCGCGTGCCATTACGTGGCGCGTGTCCGCCCGGCCATATGCGAAAGCAACGGTCATACGTGCTTGCAAAGATGATCCGGGAAGCCGTCCCCGACAGCGACATGCCACTCATAAGGCGTTTGTTGTCTGACGCCGCCAAGATGCGCCCTGATCTTTTCCATGTCGTCTGAGCGGCTCGAACTAGCCGAGGAATTCCAGTCCTCGGAGCCAGATGTAGCCTACGGGCTTTGCCTGGAAGAACTGGAACAGGACCCCGATTCGATCCTCGCGTGGTCTATCGCCGGGAATGCAGTGATCAAGAGCAAGCCGCAGTTGGCCCTGGTCTTCTACAAGCGGGCGGTTGAGTTACTTCCACACGCCGCGCAGTTATGGAACAACCTCGGGACGGCCTGGCATGAGCTGAAGTACCCAGACCGTGCCAGGCATGCCTTCAGGCGTGCCAACGAGATCAAGGAAACGGCCCTCTACACCGTGAACATCGGTGTCACCTACTCCGAAGAGGGTAACCACGCAGAGGCCCTGAAGTGGATTCGCAAGGCAGAGAAGATGGACCCGGAGCTGCCGGCCATCACTGCTGCTGCGGCATTCGCGGAACTGGCAACCGGCGATTGGGCCAACGGGTGGAAGCACTGGGACTGCCTGCTCGGGGTCTCGAAGCATCGGAAGAAGCTCTCGTTCGATGGCGCCCCCGACTGGGACGGCAAGCCGGTGAACCGGCTGATCGTCTACGGTGAACAGGGGCTGGGCGACGAGATCATGTTCGCCTCGTGCCTGGAGGATTGCAGGAAGCTTGTGAAGCAGATCGTCATCGAGTGCGATCCGCGATTGGAAGGGCTGTATGCGCGTTCATTCCCATGGGCCGAGGTACACGGGACACGTCGGGGCGAGAGGGAATGGGACATCACATGCGATGCGCAAGTGGCCTGCGGGTCGCTCCCTGGTTTTTTCCGTCCAAGTCCAGACGCTTGCCCGAAGACGCCTTATCTGGTGGCTGATCCTGAACGTCGTCTCATGTGGCGAGCGCTGTTCGATTCCTGGAAGAAGCCCGTGATAGGTCTGTGCTGGACGGGCGGGAAGATGTCCAGTCAGGCCAAGAAGAGGGCTGTCGGATTGGAAGCGTGCCGGTCTCTAATCGTCCGGGAAAACGCGGTATTCGTGTCATTGCAGTACAAAGACCCGGCCGAAGAGATTGAAGCAGCTGGACTGCCCATCAGGCACTTCCCGGCCCTGCTGTCCAGCGACTATGACGACACCGCGGCGGTCATTGCCGAGCTCGACCACATGATCGGCATCCACACGACGGCCCACCATGCCCGTGGTGCCATGGGACTGCCTTCTACGGTTCTCGTGCCTCACGCTC